AGTAGTGGTACTATATCAGCTGGAAATATTATAGTATTTGGAATATCGGATAGTTAATTATGACAAAAATACAAATTAATAATATAGTTAGAGATATGACAGCTGAAGAACAAGCTGCGTATGATGCAAGACAAGTTACACCTCTATCAGCTTTAAATCAATCTTTAACTGATTTAAGAGAAGATAGAAATAGAATGTTACAAGAATGTGATTGGATAGAATTAAACAATGCACCTTTAACATCAAGTAAAAAAACTGAGTGGCAAACTTACAGAACTAAACTAAGAGATATAACAAATGGTTTAGACACAGTAGATAAAGTAAAAGCTGTAATATGGCCAACTAAACCAGGAGAATAAACATGGCATATATTGGAGCAGAACCCCAGATTGGAAATTATCAGATTTGTGATGCAATATCAGTAGTTAATGGACAGGCTGCATATACTATGCAAGTTAGCTCAACTAACGTAGTACCTGAAAGTGCTAATCATATGATAGTATCTCTAAATGGGGTTATACAAAAACCTGGCAGTTCATTTACTGTCAGTTCATCAACAATTACATTCGCTAGCAATCTAGCCACAGGTGATTCTATAGACTTTATTATTTTGCTCGGTAATGTATTAGACCTAGGAGTACCCTCGGACTCTACAGTCACAACTGCAAAGCTAGGAGCTGACGCTGTAACAGGAGCTAAGATTGCAGACGATGCCATTGATTCAGAACACTATACTGATGGCTCTATAGACACAGCTCATATTGCAGACTCACAGGTTACTACTGCTAAAATCGCAGATACAGCAATTACTACAGCAAAAATTACAGATGCAAATGTTACAACAGCTAAGATTGCTGCTGATGCAGTGACTGCTGCAAAAATAGCAGATGATGCTATTAGTGATGAGCATCTTGACCCTACAGCAATCACTGGGCAAACAGCCGAAACAAGCGTAGCAGATGATGATTTAGTTTTATTGTCAGATACTTCTGCTTCAGCTGCACTAAGAAAAATGACAGTGTCAAATTTAGTTGCTAATGCTGGAGGCGGAAAACTTTTACAAGTTGCTACCGATTTTGATTCTGGTCAAATAACTATAAATAGCACAACTATGACCGATACTGGATTGAGTATAGATTTTACACCAACAGCAAGTAATAGCACACTTTTAATTATTACTTCTGTGCAAGTATATACAGAAGGAAATGGAAGTTACTATGGTTCTTCAAGAGTAAGAATATTGCATGATGGTTCTACAGTTGATGAAGATTTTACAAGATTAACAGATTATCAATCTGGTGCATTTTCATTTTTTGACACACATATAGGATCTATAGCTGCTTCAAATACAAATCAAAGAACTATTAAAACACAACTTAACAAAGGTGGAAATGCAAACAATCCAAATGTTTTATACAATCAATATGGTGGTAAAAGTTCTTTAGTAATTATGGAGATAGGAGCATAATGATAAGTAAAGTGGACAAAGATAATGGTTTTATTTCACTTGCTATAACAAGAATAAATCCTGATGCAGAGTTTGTTATAAGAAATAATAATATAGATGAAATAGAATGGTCTGATGGCACAACACCTATTTCTAAATCAGATATACAAACTAAAATTAATGAACTTAGCACAGAGTATGATTCTGAAAATTATATTAGAAATAGATCTATAGCTTATCCATCTTTGAAAGAATTTGCTGAAGCATATTGTGAAAAAGAAATAGGTGGAAATTCTACAAAGTGGAATGAATATGTAACAAAATATAATAAAGTAAGATCAGATAATCCCAAGGAGTAATAAATTATGAGCATAATAACACTAAACACAAGATCATTACCAGACAGTGCAGTAACCACTGCAAAGATCGCAGCGGATGCTGTTACTGATGCTAAGATAGCAGATGATGTAATTGGTACAGAACACTTAACAGCTGGGGAAGTTGATACCACAGCTTTAGGTGCAGACGCTGTAACAGCAGCAAAAATAGCAGATGACGCTATTAGTGAAGAACATTTAGATGCTACTGCTATTACTGGTATGACAGAACTTGCAGCTGAACCTGCTGACACAGATGAATTTTTAATATCAGATGCTGGCACATTAAAAAGAATTGATTACTCACACATTAAAGCATCTTCAGGGATGACTTTATTAACCTCTGGAGATATAACAAGCACAACATCTACAATAGCAATTACTGGAACTCATGTAACTTCAACTCACGATCACTATATGATGATACTTAGAGGCAAAGCCGCTGGAGATGGTGTTCAAATGAATTTAAGATATAGAAACTCATCTAACGATGGATTAATATCTTCTAATTATTCATGGCGAGTCGGATCAATAGCAGACAATGGCTCTGGTACTAATACTACTGGCACAAATTTAGTTAGACTTACACAAGATCACTCAGGAAATAATACCAATGAGGGTTTTAATATGGTATTGTATTTTCTTTCACCATTAAGTAATCTAGTTCCAACTTCATGTCATTGGACAATTAATAATGCTGATACAAGTGATGATTTCCAAGCAATGCATGGTATGGCTAGAAGAAATGACGGAACAGAAACTCATACTGGATTTACATTGTTTTTTGATAGTGGCGGAGATTTTGCAAATGGTACTAACTATGAATTTTACGGATTTGCTAAATAATGACTAGATATAAATTAATAGATGGAATTAGAATCGAGTGTACAGCAGAAGAAGTAGCTGAACTAGACGCTATGAAAGCTGATTGGGATAGCAAAGCATTTGATAGGGCTATTGCTGCATTAAGATTTAAAAGAAATAATTTATTAGCTGAAACAGATTGGATGGCTAACTCAGATGTAACTATGAGTGATGAGTGGAAAACTTATAGGCAGGAACTAAGGGACTTACCATCTGGATTAGATACAGTTGAAAAAGTTGAAGCAAAAGAATTTCCAAAAAAACCAGGAGCATAATTATGCTTCAAAAAGTAAAATTTGCACCAGGATTTAATAAACAAGTTACATCGACAGGTGGTGAGAGCCAGTGGGTTAATGGGGATAATGTTAGATTTAGATATGGCACGCCTGAAAAAATAGGTGGTTGGTCACAATTAGGTTCTGTTCAGATCACAGGCAGAGCCACAGCCATTCATCACTTTGTAAATACATCAGGTATCAAGTATGCTATCTTAGGGACAAACAGAATTTTATATGCATACTCTGGCGGTATATTTTATGACATACACCCAATTAAAGCGACAACATCTTTATCAAATGCTTTTAGCACAACAAATGGATCTAAGGTTGTAACATTAACATTTTCATCTGCACACAATATAAATAAATTTGATATCATATTATTAGACACATTCACATCTATAACAGGTTCAGATTTTGCATCTGGTGATTTTACAGACAAAAAATTTATGGTAACATCGATACCAACAGACACCACTCTTACGATAGAGATGGAGTCGAACGAGTCTGGATCTGGAGCATCCACATCTGGTGGCATAAGGGTACAACATTATTATCCTGTGGGACCAGCTGTTGAGGTTGCATCCACAGGTTGGGGACTTGGATCGTGGGGTGGTCAACAGACAGGTCAATTCACATCAACACTCTCATCAGGGATAAACGCCTCGGTGACAAGTCTGACGATGGCGAGTTCAACATCTTTCCCATCTTCAGGTACGGTATTAATAGGATCAGAACTTATAACGTATACTAGTAATAGTGGAGGGACCTTATCTGGTCTAACAAGAGGGGCTAATGGTACGACAGCTGCAACACACTCATCTGGTGCAACGGTGACAGACGCATCAAACTTTTTTGCATGGAACGCTGCAGCATCAGGAGATATCATAACAGCACCTGGACTTTGGTCATTAGATAATCTTGGTAATAAACTCATCGCAACAATCAATGGCGGTGAGAGTTTTGAGTGGGACTCAAATCCACTGGCTGCCAACAGCACCAGGGCTACTATAATATCAGGAGCACCAACCGCATCAGCATTTAGTCTTGTGTCAACACCGGATCGTCACTTAATATTTTTCGGCACAGAGACAACCATTGGCACTAAATCCACACAGGATCCGATGTTTATAAGATTCTCAGATCAAGAAGATATAAATACATATGCTCCATCAGCGACTAACACCGCTGGTACTCAAAGATTAGCAGATGGTTCTAAATTGGTCGGTGCTATCAGAGGTCGTGACGCGATATACATATGGACAGACACAGCCTTATTTACCATGAGGTTTGTTGGTCCACCTTTTACTTTCTCTTTCCAACAGGTGGGTACAAACTGTGGATTAATTGGACAGAACGCAGCCGTTGAGGTCGATGGTACCGCGTACTGGATGTCAGAGAATGGTTTCTTTAGATATGCTGGTAGACTAGAATCATTACCATGTCTTGTAGAGGATCACGTTTACGATGACATCAACACTATACCAAAACAACATATCAATGCGGGTGTCAATAACCTGTTTGGTGAGATCATGTGGTTCTATCCAAACTCAGGTTCTAGTGTTGTTAATAGGATGGTTGCATACAATTATTTGGACTCAAGTCCCGAGCGACCAGTATGGACTTCAGGGACACTAGCAAGAACCTCATGGGAGGACTCTGCTATATTTGGTAAACCACACGCAACAGAATACGACGCTAGCGCAGAAACTGATGACAGTGATGTTAACTATGTTCACGGCAACACTGATGGTGCATCAACGTATTACGAACATGAGACAGGTCTTGATCAGGTAAAATTAGGGCAAACATCTGCAATACCAGCAAACATAGAGTCTGGAAGTTTTGATATTGGTCAACAGGGTTTGTCTGGAGATGGTGAGTTCATGATGAAGATAAGAAGAGTTATACCAGATTTTTTATCACAAACAGGTGATGCTAGGGTAACATTAAATCTAAAAGATTTTCCAAACGACACTGCAGCTAGTTCTACGTTAGGTCCATTCACAATAACAAGTGGTACACAGAAGATAGATACACGTGCAAGAGCTAGAGAAATATCTCTAAAGGTAGAAAACACCAGCACTAGTCAGTTTTGGAAGTTAGGAACATTTAGAATAGATTACCAACCGGATGGTAGAAGATAATGCCATTGAATAAAAAAGGTAAAAAAATAATGAAATCAATGAAAAAACAGTATGGTAAAAAACGTGGAGAA